CGCCTCCGCCATGCGTGATGCCAAGATGGACAGTAACCTGAAATATGGTTCTCCCAAGCGCATGAAAGAGGGAGGCACTACGGATATGTCCAAAGGTGCTTACGACAAAACTGGAAAGTACAACCGTGAACTTGAGGAAGCAATGAATCCTCTGAGCATGGTGAAGGAACTTGCTGGTAAGGCAAGAGACTACTTCATGCCAAAAGGTTCCGAGAGTGTGACCAAGACCAAAGAGTCTGTAACTGTCACACCAGCAGGAAAGAAACGCGGCGGACGCGCTTGTTGAAAACGAGTGGGGGCTTCGGCTCCCACTTTTAATTGGAGAGAAATATGGCTGATGCAGTCGCAAGTCAAACGCTCATGGACGGTGAGCGCGTTGCAATTATGAAATTCACAAACACCAGTGATGGCACTGGTGAGACAAATGTGGTCAAAGTTAATCCCGCCCTGTTGGCTCCATCAGGTTCTGGCGGTGGGGCTTGTGACCGAGTAACAATTACCAAAATTACTGCTTTGACTCATGGTATGGAAGTGCAGTTAAAGTGGAAAGCAAGCACTCCTGTAATCATTGAAACAATTCCGCAGAACAACGCTTATCAACAAGACTTCAGTCAAATTGGTGGATTGATCAACAATGCGGGAACTGGAGTAGATGGCGCAATTACATTCACCACGTTGGATGCAAGTGCCGGGGATACTTATACCGTGGTGCTTGAAATGGTAAAACACTATGTAAATCCGTTGGGTTAATCATGCCAAGCAAATCACCTTCCCAACATCGTTTGATGGAGGCGGTAGCGCATAACCACGCTTTCGCCAAGAAGGCTGGCATCCCTCAAAAAGTCGGCAAAGAGTTTGCTCGTGCTGACGAGGGAAAGAAATTTAAAGGAGGCGGATTGTATGACAACATCAATGCAAAGCGTGAAAGAATCGCTGAAGGCTCTGGTGAGCGTATGCGTAAGCCGGGTTCAAAAGGCGCTCCAACGGCTGAAGCGTTCCGAGAATCAGCAAAAACCGCCAAATTAAAAGAAGGCGGGCCAAGTCTTGCTGTTGGTCGGGGTGAAAAACTTTCGACAAAAGAGGGCGCTGGACTTACGCAAAAGGGCAGAGAGAAATACAATAGGGAGACTGGTTCTCACTTGAAAGCTCCACAGCCTCAAGGCGGTGCCCGTAAGGATTCTTTTTGTGCCCGCATGAGCGGGGTTGTAGAACACTCTAAAGGGGACGCACCACGCGCCAAAGCATCGTTGAAGCGGTGGGATTGCCCCGGATGGTAAGGATTTGACATGGCGTATTCTGGAACCGTAGGAGCTACAGTCATCAACGTACAGACGTTGATTGATCACGGCGCTCGTCGCTGTGGAAAACTTGCCGAGGAATTGACCTCTGAGCAGGTGCTTTCGGCCCGCCAGTCGCTGTATTTCCTGCTGTCCAACCTCGGAAATCGTGGCATCCAGTTTTGGACAATTACCAAGAAGGTTTTAGGGGCGCAGGTAGACAATTACATCTACAAGCTACCCAAGGGTACGATTGACCTCTGGAACGTCCTGTATCGCACTATGGCGCGTCCTAATGGGGCATACACCAGTTCTGCTGGCGGAACTGTTGCAAACGTCTATGACGGCGACACAGAGACCATTTGCACCCAAACATCGGCCAATGGAAACATTGCGGTCAACTTTGGCCCATCAAACCCAATCTACATTGGCTCAATTGGCTTTTTGCCTGCGGCTACTGGGACTTGGTCAATCATTTACGAATACTCGGAAGACAACTCGACTTGGCAAACCTTGGTCGATCTTGGCTCTATTGCCGTTGTCAACAACACTTGGGTGTGGACTGACATCACCGCTGGTCAGACAGTCCCGTACTATCGCATTCGCGCATATGCAAACTCGACGCTTTCTTTGCGTGAGTTGTACTTTGGAAACAATTCTCTTGAAGTGCAGATGTCTGGCTTGAACCGCGATGATTACACAAACCTGCCAAACAAGAACTTCACAGCCAACCAGCCGTACCAATATTGGTTCGACCGCACAATTCCAGAGCCATCAATTTATGTGTGGCCGACTCCATCGACTGCTTTTGTGCAGATCGTGTGCTGGTACTCGCGCCAGATTGAAGATGTTGGATCGCTCACTGATGAGCTTGAGATTCCACAACGCTGGTATGAGGCCGTGCAGATGATGCTGGCTCACCGCATGGCGCTTGAGTTGCCACAGGTCGCAATGGATCGCGTTGGGTACTTGGAAAAAATGGCCGACAAGTACCTTGCGGATGCTGAAGCTGAAGAGCGTGATCGCTCACCAATTTACTGGGCACCGAACATTTCGGTGTACACAGCCTAATGCCTATTTTTCTTGACACAACAGGCTTAACTTCGCTTGCAATCGGCGTGTGTGACCGATGCAAGATGAAACGCGCCTTTGTGACTTTGGGGCCAGACCCCAACTTCCCCGGCCTGCGGGTGTGCGACCAAGGGTGCAGGGATCAATTTGACCCCTATCGCCTTGCCGCCCGCAAGACGGAACGTATCAACCTGCGGTTTCCGCGCCCTGACACGCCTATCGGTGCTGGTGATAACTATTTGATGACTGGTAGCCAGAACCTTGATGGTTCGAGCCAATTCCAGATTTCGACGCAAGGGAATACCCAAACGCCGACAAATAACGGCAACGAAGACACGATTGCGCCCAACCCGCCCGACAATACGAGTACATAAATGTCTGCACAAGTCGTCATTACCCAACTCCCAGCCGCTGGTGCTTTAACAGGCACTGAGGCGGTTCCTATTGTCCAAAATGGGGTGACAGTCCAAACCACGACTGCGGCGCTTGCTGGTACGCCTGTTCAGACTTACACCTATCTGACGGTTTCGCAAACACCCCAACTGACAAACAGTCGGTATGTGGGTGCAACAAATGGTTTGGTGACCACTGACGGCGGGGCGCAAGGACTCTTCAATATCAGCACCACAGGCGCTTTATTGTCTTTGGTGAACTCTGGTACTGGAATACAGGTTAAAACGTCTTCTACGGCCATTACGGGCCGTTCTGTGGCCTCTTCTGGCGCTGGATTGTCTGTCTCCAACGGAGATGGTGTTTCTGGCAATCCAACGGTTGCTTTGAGTGGATTACCTGCGGCACTTGCTGGGTTAAGCGGTTCTGGCATGGTGGCTGTAATAAGCGGGACTGGTCTCAGCCCTCGCACAATTACTGGCACAGCAGATCAAGTTACGCTTGCAAATGGTGACGGCCAATCTGGCAACCCAACAATTTCTATTGCTGACAATGTTGTGCTTCCCGGCACGGGTGCCGCAACTGTCGTTTCTGGAACAACCGCACAGAAGCCTGTTGGTTATGGTGGTCAATTTCGATACAACACTAGCACTTCTCGTTTTGAAGGCTACCAAAGCGGAAACTGGTACAACTTTGGTCAGGGCGATGGTACGGTAACGTCAGTAAGTGGAACTGGCAATCAAATTACCGTTATTAACTCATCTACAACTCCGCAAATTAGCATAGCGTCAAACCCCCAACTTCCCGGCTCTTCAAGCGTTTTGTTGCCTGCTGGGGCAACATCGTACCGCCCTTCTGGGCCGCTTAATGGAATGTTGCGCTACAACACTGATTTCCAGTTATTTGAGGGGTACATTAACAGTTCATGGCAAAGTCTTGCCGCTGGCTCTGGGGTCACATCGGTGGCTACTGGTACTGGTTTGCAGGGTGGCCCAATCACATCTACGGGCACCATTTCAATTGCAAATACTGCGGTGACTGCTGGCAGTTATGGTTCAAGTTCCGAGGTTCCATCGTATACCGTTAACGCGCAAGGTCAATTAACAGCCGCCGCAAACGTGTCAATTTCTGCGACTGCAATAGGCGCGGTAACTTCTGTTTCTGGTACGGCTAACGAAATTGCATCAACTGGCGGTCAGACACCAGTTTTGTCTTTGCCATCTGCCTTGACGTTTACAGGAAAAACAGTAACTGGCGGAACTTTCAACATGACTGCCGCCGCTGTTGCGTCAGACACGGTCACCACCAATACCGCAACACAGACACTGACAAACAAAACAATCAGCGGCGCATCAAACACACTGACCAACATTGCTAACGCATCGTTGTTAAATAGTTCACTGAATGTTGGAACAACCAACATTGCGCTGGGTGCAACATCACTGACTTTGGGTGGGTTAACTTCGGTTGCTGTAACGCAAGACCCAGTAACCAATTTGCAATTAGCAACCAAACAATATGTGGATGGACTTGTGACAACTGGCTTGGCTTATCACCAGCCAGTTCAAGCAACTACCACGGCAAGCCTTGCGTCAACTACTGGCGGCACAGTAACGTACAACAACGGTGCATCTGGCGTTGGCGCGACAATTACTTTGTCAATACCATTGCTTATTTTGGATGGATACACCCTCCTCAATACAAACCGAATTTTGGTCAAAAACGAGGTTAACCAAGCGTACAACGGCATCTACACATGGGCAACTGGAGGAATAGTTTTAACCCGTGCAACTGATGCGGATACTTATGGTACTGGTGTCAATCAACTTAGCCAGAACGATTACTTCTTTACGCAAAACGGAACTGTTAACAAAGGCACCTCGTTTGTGGTCACAACGGTTGGAACCATTACCTTTGGTACGACCGCCATCACTTTTGCGGAGTTCAGCAGTTCACAGGTTTACACTGGAACTACGCCAGTTCAAGTATCTGGCACAGTTATTTCACTGACAACAGTTCCTGCAAATCTTGGTGGTACAGGCCAGTCATCGTATACGGCGGGTGACTTGTTGTATGCCACAGGCTCTACAACTTTGACAAAGTTGCCAATCGGAACGTCTGGTCAAGTGTTGAAATCAACGGGGTCGTTACCTGCTTGGCAATTGAACCCAACATATTTGCCAATTGTTTTGCATGACGCATCAACGGTGAACCTTCCTGTTGCAAGCGGCTATTTGCCTGTTTTGTTGCATAACGGCGTAACCATAGTCAATGTTGCTTTATTTTGAGGGATAAAAAATGACGGCACGATACCCACTCGTAATTGCAGGCACCACAATTGAAGAGATTCAAGTTGGTGACACATATGACCTGTCGCAAGGGGCGAGTCTTTCTTTGACCGCAGGCGTTTCTGGCGTTTTGCCTGTTGCCAATGGGGGAACCAATTTGTCGTCATATACGGCAAATGGGGTTCTTTACGCTTCAAGCACCAGCGCACTGGCCCAATCAGCCAATCTTTCTTATAATTCATCGACAAGTGTGTTGACCGTTGGAACGGGAACAACTGGCGGTATCTCTGGAGGAACCTTCTAATGGCGGCTACAAATTACACCCCGATTTCGCTGTACTACAGCAGTACGGCTTCAGCAGTTCCTATTGCTGGGAACCTTACCAATGGAGAGCTAGGTCTTAACATTGCCGACATGAAGCTGTACGCCAAAAACAGTTCTGGCGTAGTGACGTTGCTTGCATCGTCCTCAAGTGCTACAGGCTCTGTTTCTTCCGTTTCCGTAGTTACTTCAAACGGATTTGCTGGCACGGTAGCCAACCCTACCTCAACGCCTGCAATAACAATCTCAACAAGTATCACTGGCGTTTTAAAGGGTAACGGCACAGCAATATCTGCCGCTGTCTCTGGCACCGATTACGCGCCAGCAACCAGCGGAACTTCAATTCTTTACGGTAATGGCTCTGGCGGCTTTAGCAATGTGACCGTTGGCTCTGGGTTGACTTTTGCCGCAGGTACACTTGCCGCTTCTGGTGGTGGCACAGTCTCCTCTGTTGCTCAGTCATTTACTGGTGGTTTGATTTCTGTGGCTGGCTCTCCGATTACAACATCAGGGACGTTGGCTTTGACTGTGGCTGGAACATCTGGCGGTGTGCCTTACTTTTCAAGCGCAAGCACATGGGCAACGTCTGCCGCTTTAGCGCAATACGGTATTGTTTATGGGGGTGGCGCAGGAGCCGCACCTGCAACAACTGCGGTGGGAACGTCTGGTCAAGTTTTGACATCAAATGGCGCGGGTGTAGCGCCTACATTCCAAACCGCGTCAGGCGGCATTACAACTGGTAAATCCATCGCTATGGCGATGATCTTCGGATTCTAAGGAGCAACAAATGGCAAATCCAAATATCGTTAATGTGACGAGCATCTATGGCAATACCGCCTATGTGACTCCGTCTGGAACAAGTGCTACTACCTCGTGGACATATAACGGATCAACTGCACTGACTGGCTTAACACCAGCCACTGGCACCGTTAACCGTGTCACTAGCATTGTGGTGTCAAACACCACCGCATCAGCGGCAAATGCTACTGTTGCAATTGCAAATAATGCAACATTTGGTTCTGGTACTGCATATAACATTGCGTATCAGATCAGTGTTCCTGCAAATGCAACATTGATTGTTACCGATAAGACAACATCGTTCTACATCACAGAAAATCAATCTGTTGGGGTGACTTCTGGGACTGCTAGTGCTTTGACTTATGCCGCAACATTTGAAGCAATTACCTAATAGGAGCGCCTCATGTCGATGCGCTATATCGCAAATATTCTGCGGGACAATTATGACCCATTGAGGGTATCAGGCCCGCCCACAATTGGCACTGCCACGACTTCGGCAACTCAATCAATTACGGTTGCCTTTACTGCGGCAGTTGCGCCAACTACTGCGCCAGTTTTGTACTACATTGCTTCTGCAAATGGCACAACTTTGTCTGCCACTGGCACAACATCGCCACTGACAATTACGGGCCTTACAAATGGCACGGCTTACACCTGTCAAGTTGTTGCGGTCAATGCTTATGGCCCAAGTTTTCCTAGCGCAAACAGCAACTCCGTAACTCCTTTGTTGCCGCAACAAATTGCTTATACGACTGCTGGCACATATACTTTTGTTGCCCCCACAGTATTAAATCCATCGAGTGTTTCGATTGTTTGCGTTGGCGGCGGGGGTACTGGAGCCTCTAATTATGGCGCTGGTGCCGCTGGTGGTGGTCTTGGTTACAAAAATAACTACCCTGTTACTGGCGGCTCTTCATATACGGTTGTGGTTGGCGTTGCAGGAGCAAGTAATGGTGGTAACGGCGGCGACTCTTATTTTGTAAGTACAGCAGTTGTTAAAGGCGGCGGCGGCGGTGGCGGCACCGCTGATTTGGGAACTGCTGGCGGAGGCGGTATTGCTGGAACCTACGCTGGTGACGGCGGAGGTAACGGTGGCGCTGGAGGTGCATCTGTTGCCGCACCAATGACGCAACCATACCCATCTGGTGGTGGAGGTGGCGCAGGCGGCTATTCTGGTAATGGCGGCGCGGGAGCGGGCGCAAGCACAGGCAGTAGTGTTTCTGGAAGTGCTGGTTCTGGCGGTGGCGGCGGTGGTGGAGCAAGCGGTTACGATTCCGCCCCAAGTCAAGGTTCTGGCGGAGGCGGAGGCGGAGGTGGTGTTGGGTTGCTAGGCTCTGGCCCAAATGGAGCAGGCGGGGCTGGGGGGTCAAATCCATCTGGTGGAGGTGCTGTCGCAACAGGAGGCTCTGGCGGTGGAAATGGTGGCCCAGCATACTACTCTGCCAACAATGGCGGACTTTATGGAGGCGGCAGTGGTGGTGCCTCGGCTAGTTTTAGAGGTTCAGTAGGCGCTGTTCGTCTTATTTACTCAGACAGTGGTGTGAGCCGCTCATTCCCATCAACTAACACGGGGAATTTGTAATGCCAAACTACAGTGGTATTTGGACGCTTCAACAGCAGATGCAGGCTATCTCTCAAAACCTTTGGGGTTTGCAAGCGGCAAGTCAACAGCAATACATAACGGCAGGGACTTTCTCTTGGGTGGCTCCTGCTGGCGTGACTTCGGTTTCTGTCGTTTGTGTTGGCGGTGGCGGCACTTATGGCTCTACAGGCACAAGTGGAAACGGTGGAACTGGCGGTGGCGGTGGTGGCCTTGGCTACAAAAACGACTACCCTGTTACTGCGGGTTCCTCGTACACGGTGGTCGTTGGTGCGAATGGCTCCAACAGCACTACAGGGTATGGAACCCCCGGAGGTGATTCGTACTTTGTCAGCACAGGTGTTGTAAAAGGCGGTGGCGCTCAAAATGGTTATTACGATTTAAGTGCATCAACAGGCGCTGGAGGAACTGGCGGCACATACACTGGCGATGGTGGCGGTAATGGCGGAACTGGTGGCGCTGGCGCAAACTCAGCCCCATTGCGCCAGTATGGCGGTGGTGGTGGTGCGGGTGGTTATGCTGGTAATGGTGGCACTGGTGGTTATTACATCAACAACACTTGGCCTCAAGGCGTTGTAGGAACCGCTGGCGCAGGCGGTGCTGGCGCTGGTGATAATACAGGCGGCTATAACGGTGGTGGTGTTGGTATTTTGGGACAAGGCCCAAGTGGTCAAGTTGGCCCTTATGTAGATGCATTTCCTCAATCCAATGCAGTTGGTAGCGGCGGTGACGGAACTTCCACATACGGAAAATATGGCGGCGGTGGCGCATCAAACAGTGGTTACAGTGGTTCAGTCGGCGCGGTAAGAATTATTTGGCCCGGTGCGTACAGAAAATTTCCATCAACCAACACACAAAGTATGTAAGGAATAAAAATGCGACTTTTCATTCGAGTTAAAGATGGTCAGACTTTTGAGCATCCAATTATGGAAGACAATTTTCATATGGCATTCCCTGATGTCGATATGAATAATTTGCCGCCAGAGTTTGTGGAATTTATTCGTATTGCGCCTCCAATTCTTGGGGTCTATGAAAAAAATCAAAGCGTCAAATATGAGTTAATTGACGGCAAATACACGGATGTTTTTTCTTGTGAACAATTTACGCAAGAAGAAAAACTTGCAAAGCAACAGCAAGAAAAAGATAACTGGACAAATTCTGGTATGGCGGCGGCGCGTCCTTCTTGGGCATTTGACGAAAGCAAATGTCAATTTGTTCCGCCAACTCCAGACCCAAGCGACGAAACCAACAAGTTTGCTTGGAGCGAAACAAAACAAGATTGGGTCTATATTCCTCCACGACCAACGGTTCCCGGTCTGTGGTTGTTTGATATTGAATCAGGAATTTGGGTGAAGCAATGAGCAAAAAATGGTCTGGCGGAATAATTAGCGGAACGCCTGTTTTGCCCACCGCTGGGCCTGCTTCTGGCGTTTGGTCTTTGTCTCAAGCATCTCTTGCCACGGCTTTGCAAACTTGGCCCAGTAGAGGAGTAACAGGACAGCAGACATATACAACGGTTGGTATTTATACATGGGTATGCCCGCCAACTGTTGCAAGCATTTCTGTTCTTTGCCTTGGTGGTGGAGGCGGTTGTGGCGGCGGCTATAACGGCGCTGGCGGCGGTGGAGGAGGTGGTCTTGCTTACGCTAATAACATTGTTGTAACCCCCGGCACTTCCTACCAACTTCAAGTTGGTTATGGCGGTTTGTATGGGTATTACAACACTGGTGCTAATGGACAGCCGGGGGGCGCTTCTTGGTTTTCTTCATCAGGATATTTGCAGGGTGGTGGCGGAGGCGGGACAACTGGTTCTAACACCCCATACCCAAACCCCGGCACCCAAGGAACCCCCGGCGGAACTGGGGGGACAACTACTGGCACAGCAAGAGTTGGCGGCGGTTCTGGAGGCGCTGGCGGTAATGGCACGGCCCCTCGTTTAGGCGGCGCTGGTGGCGGTGCTGGTGGCTACTCTGGCAACGGAGGTGCTGGTGGCGCAGGTGGTAATGGCCCGACACCAGCAGGCGCATCAGGCTCTGGAGGCGGGGGTGGTGGCGGTGCCGCTGGTGGAGGTGGCTACACAGGCGGTTATGGCGGGGGTGTAGGTTGGGCAGGAGAAGGCCCAAGTGGTGCTGGCGCACCCAGCAACCCCGCTGGATCGCCGGGCACGGCGGGTGGTAACGGTAGTACCACAGGAACACCTGCACCTGTTTATTACGGTGGCGGTGGTTATGGTAGCGGTCAATATGCGGATGCCGCAAGCGGATACCAAGGATTTGTTCGCATCATTTACCCCGGCACTTCTCGCTCTTACCCATCAACAAACACAGGAGATTTATAAAATGGACATTCAATTACCAGTTGAAGTAGCAAATCAAGTTCTTGGTTACCTTGGTACTCGTCCTTATCAGGAAGTGTTTCATTTAATTCAAGCCGTTCAAGAAGCCGCAAAACCAAAAGAAGAGCCGAAAGACGAATGACATGGCGGATGTTCACGAACTTGCTTCGGAGACTGACAAGCGATTGAGTGTCCACGAGGCTATCTGCGCCCAAAGGTACGAGAGTATCCAAGGGCGTTTTGACGATGGCTCCAAGCGCATGACCAAGATAGAGCGACTGCTGTATGTCGTCATCTTGGCGGTGTTGCTTGGCCCCGGTGTAGCGGCTGAAGTTGTTAAAAAGGTGCTGGGATTATGAACTGGGCAGATGTACTCAAGGCGGTCATACCAATTATTGTTGCGTCCCTTGCTTGGCTCTTGGGTCAGGTCAATGACTTCTCCACTCGGCTGACTCGAATTGAGGGCGCAATGCCTGCATTGATAACCAGAGAGGGTGTTCCTACCGATTCTCCACTTTCAGCCGAAAAGCGTCATGCAATGAAAGAAGAAATTTACAAGGACATCCACCAACTACAAGTCAAAGTTCAATTGCTTGAAGAACGCGAAAAAATGGTGAAAAAATGATTCCAATAGTTGCATCACTCCTTGGTACATTGGCTCAGAATGGTCTGGGCCTTTTGTCTTCTGCAATCCAAGCAAAAGGCAAAGAAGTTGTTGAAAACGCTTTAGGCGTAAAAATTTCCGACAATCCCTCTGACGCTGAAGTTGCCAAATTGCGCCAACTTCAATATGACCACGAAGAGCGTTTGCTTGAGCTTGGGATAATGAAAGCCAAGGCTGAGTTGGAAGAGCTTCGCGTCTTTGCGCTGGCCGCTCAGAATGAGGATAACAACGTCACAGACCGCTGGAAGTCTGATATGGGTAGTGACTCTTGGCTGTCCAAAAATATCCGCCCTATGAGCCTTGTAGCCATCTTCGTGGGGTATTTTATCTTTGCCATGATGTCTGCGTTTGGCTGGAACGCCAACGAGTCCTACGTCCAGTTGCTTGGGCAGTGGGGAATGCTGATCATGGGTGCCTACTTTGGCGGACGCACAATTGAGAAGTTGGCCGACATGAGGAGCAGAAAATGAGCCTTTCGCAAGAACAAGCCGCTTTCCTGCTGGATATGTGCAAGCTGATCCAACACGCCACCGAGCAGGGTTTTGTTGTCACTGGCGGGGAATTAGCCCGCACCCCAGAGCAACAGGCCATTTATTTCAAGACTGGCCGCTCAAAAACGATGGATTCTATTCACCTCAAACGGTGCGCTATCGACTTGAATTTTTTCAAGGAAGGTAAGATAATCTGGGACAAAGGCATTCTTGCCCCCATAGGCGCATATTGGGAAAGTCTGCACCCCAAAAACCGCTGGGGTGGGAACTTCAAGTCACTGGTTGACTGCCCACATTTTGAAAGAAACGTATGACCGCCGCATCGGTAATGACCTATGACTCCCTTGTGGAGAACATCCAGTCCTATTTGAACAGGACGGATGCGGCGACTCTTGAGAAGATACCTCTGTTCATCATGTTGGCCGAGCAGATTATTGCCAGCCAAATCAAGTTTTTGGGCAACCTGACAGTCAACTCCAGCACGATGGTGGTGGGTGAGTCAATCATCGACAAGCCTGCCCGTTGGCACAAAACCGTGTCCATGAACGTCACGGTGGACGGAGAGAGCCAACCTGTTTTGCTCCGCAAGTATGAGTACCTGCGTGAGTATTGGCCTGATGCCACAGCAAAGGGTATACCCGCATATTACGGCGACTATGACTACACGCACTGGCTTGTGGCTCCTACGCCTGATGTGGCTTATAGCTTTGAGGTTTTGTACTACGAGCGGATTCAGCCGCTTGATTCTTCCAACCAGACGAACTGGTTCACCACCTATGCCCCGCAAGCGTTGCTGTATGGGACGTTGTTGCAAGCCATGCCGTTCCTCAAGAACGACGAGCGTATGCCTATGTGGCAACAGAACTACGACCTCATCATGCAAACTCTAAAGCAAGAGGACATCCAACGCATCGGTGATCGTCAAGCCTCAGTATTGGATACATAATGAGTTACAACAGCCCTTTTACTGGCAACGTCATCCAGCCCACTGACGTATCGTATAGTCGCATCACGCTGACGACAGACTTGCAATTGACTTGGCCTATCAACGGTTCAATTGCTGACGACTCTGCCGCTCGAATTATGGAGGTGTCTACCGCCTCCACCGCAAACGAATTGTGGATGCCTCCAGCCAATCAGGCTTCGGTAGGCCAAGATGCGTTGATCCGTAACGTAGGCGCTGTCAGCTTAACGGTCAAGGATTTCACTGGCGCAAACACCATTGTCACGGTCGCCGCTGGTCAGGCTCAGTACATCTACATTACAGCCAACCCAACCACGGCAGGTACATGGGGCATCATTGCTTACGGCATAGGTTCTTCTGGTGCTGATGCGGCCACCCTTGCTGGCTATGGCTTGCTGGCAATCGGTCAAACGCTGAACCAGAGTCAGCCTGTTACCACCTTCTCAAGTAGTTACACCGCGCTGACAACAGACCGCTCCAGCACTTATGTGTGGACTGGTGGCGCAGGAACCTTGACGCTGACCCTTGCGTCTACGCTTGGTGACAACTGGTTCATGTTTTTGCGTAATAGCGGCACGGGCGCTCTTACTGTTGCTGGTAGCGGCGGAAACACGATCAATGGATCGTCAACCATTGTTTTACAGCCAACCGACTCCTGCATTATTGTTTGCAGTGGTACAACCTTTTACACGGTTGGCCTTGGAAAGTCTACGCAATTTGCGTTCACTCAATTGTCCAAAGCGGTTACAACTGGCACCTACACGTTGACCGCTTCCGAGGCTTCTAACGTAATTCAGAAGTACACGGGCGCATTGACTGGCAACGTCACAATTGTTGTGCCTTCCACTGTGCAGGTCTACTACATTTTGAATGAGACCACAAACGCCTACACCGTCACAATCTCAACGGGTTCTGGCGCGACCGCTATTCTTACTGCTGGTAGCCAAGCAACTTTGGTTTGTGACTCTGTAAACTTGTATAACGCCAACACAATTTTGGCGGGTTCCTCGCAGATCAGTTTGAACAACGGCACAGTTGGTTCGCCCTCATTAAACTTTTCATCCGAGGCAACGACTGGTATTTATCGTGCCGCTTCTGGCGAGTTTAATATTGCAATTCTTGGCGTACTGAGATCAACTCTGTCTGCTTCTGGTCTTGCAATTGTGGGAACTGGAAACTTTACGGGTGGTATTGCTGGCGGGACTTACTGATGACCAAAAAAGTTTTTGCGATTGATACTCAACCCGGCGTTCAGCGGGATGGGACTGTCTTCGACATGAACTTTTACACAGATGGTTTGTGGGTTCGCTTCCAACGTGGAAGGCCACGCAAGATTGGGGGATACCGTGCCATCACTCAGCAAGCCACAGGTTTGTCTCGCGGCATTTACGTTAACTCTGCTGATGGCGTAAACCAAGTTTTCAATGGCTACAGTTCTGGCCTTGAGGTAATTAACGTAGACAACCTTGGCATTGGTGGCGGTGTCAATCAGTTTACGTTCAATGGTTTAATTTTGACGCTGAATACGCTTGTAGGCGGGTCGTTGTACACCAACGGCACCTACACTGCTGTAAGCCTTACTGGAGGTTCTGGGACAGGCGCAAAGGCCACCATTGTGGTTTCTGGTGCCGCAGTGACCAGCGTGACCCTAACTTCGGCTGGTAACGGCTATGTGGTAGGCAACACATTGAGCGCCACAGCGGCAAGCATCGGCGGAACTGGTAGCGGATTCTCTATCAAGGTTGCGACTATAAACAGTGGTTTTACTTCTAACGCCCTAAACCTTTGGCAATTCGATTCGCTTTTCGATTCGCAAGGGAGTGGCAATCAGTTGTTGTTGGCGCACCCCGGACGCAACTTGGCCCAGATTGACCAAACAGTTAACACGGCTGTTCTGGCTGGAGACATCAATGGTTTGACCATGCAACCTTTGCGTGACACCAACGGCCCAACACCAAGCGGAGAAACCATTTCTGTAGCTGGTGGCGTGTGTGTTTTGCACCCTTACGTTTTTGTGTATGGCGACAACGGTTTGATTAAAAACTCGGTGGCAGGCGACCCATACAACTGGAACGGCGCAGACGCAAACGAAACCAACGTGGCCTCCACCAAGATTGTCAAGGGCTTGCCAGTGCGAGGTGGATCAAACGCTCCTTCTGGCCTTTTCTGGGCTTTGGACTCTTTGATCCGTGTGTCGTATAACCCAACAACAATTACTGTTGGTGGTGTAGCCAGCACGTTTTACTGGCGCTATGACATTATTACAAGCCAATCTTCAATCCTCTCTAGCCAATGTGTCATTGAATATGACGGCATTTACTACTGGGTTGGTGTTGACCGATTCTTGGTCTACAACGGTGTGGTCAAAGAACTTAAGAACAACTTCAATCAAAACTACTTTTTTGACAATTTAAATTACGTTCAAAGCCAAAAAGTATGGGCACAAAAGGTTCCACGGTTTGGTGAAATTTGGTGGTTCTTCCCGTCTGGCGACTCAGAAGAGTGCAACGATTGCATTATTTACAACATCCGCGAAGACTGCTGGTATGACGGTGGTGGCGCTATAGGAGCCAGACGTACCGCTGGGTTCTTCTCTCAGGTGTTCCATTACCCCATCAATGCTGGTGCTACGCTTAGTGAGCAAGAAATTATTTTTACTGCCAGCATCATTACAAACTCCACCACAGTTGTGAAGGTTTCAATAACCAACCAAATTGCAACAGGTCAAGTGGTAATTGCCAGCAACATTCCTACAGGCACAACCATATCTTTGATTGCGCCAAGTGCAACGGCTGGTTATTACGATGTCACTTTGAGTGCGGCGGCAACCTCCACCGCTACTGTGGTTGCTACTTTTAACACTGTGGCTGGTCAAATTATTTTGTGGCAACATGAAATTGGCACAGATGAGGTCATTGACACGGTTTCTAATGCCATTGAAAGCTCCTTCCAAACTTCAGACCTTGGCTGGGTGGCTGGTGGCCCATCGCAGGGTTCTTTGGTTGGTGACAATGTGGCCCTCAATTTAGA